ATCCCCCATATTTATAAAGAAAAGGAGCCACTGGACGCATTTGTAAATGTGACATTATCTATATGGAATATATAAAATTACTAATATCTACCAAATTCTATATAAAACTCATCATCTATATTAATTATATACGACGAACCTGTTATACATGATATAGTATATGTATATCCTTGAAGCTTCATACCATATATATAATAAGGGAATACACCTGTAATATTAAATATAATCCTTTGCGAGGTATGTATATGTGTAAGTATAATGATATTCCCTACAATATATTTTGTTAGGTCAGGTAGACGTAAAATCGTTGCTAAGCTAACGGAGGCATTGTTTATATAGAATGTATTAGGCAAAAGATTAGCCTGTATATCATGTTTTATTTTATAAAAAGGGCGCACTGAATGTATAACCAGAGGTTCCTTATTTTGAAGAATAGTTATTTCTTCCAATTCTCGGAGTCTAAGAGTTGTCATCTAACCTATTTACAATTTTGTGCATAGCTCCATTCCGGCTATCCCGGGAACATATGCGCGAAGCTAACGTGTGTAGAATCAAACCTTACATCAGATGACGCGCGGAGGAGGGTTATTACAACTTGTCGCCCAAGGAAAACAAGATATATTCTTAACAGGAAATCCACAAGTTACATGGTTTAAGATGGTATATAGGCGTTATACACATTTTGCTATAGAATCTCAAATTATCCAATTTGATACACAGCCAGATTTTGGTAGACGAGTCACATGTGTTATTCCAAAAAAGGGTGACTTGTTAGGCCCATTGTGGTTAGAAGTTAAACTTCCGGCTATATATGATACAAGTGGCAATCCATTATCTTATACAAATTCAATTGGCCATGCTCTTCTTCAGGAAATATCTATTGAAATTGGTGAACAGGAAATTGATAAACAAACAGGGGAATGGATGGAGATATGGTCAAATTATACAGTAACAAATGATAAAACAGCAGGATGGCAACAAATGATTGGAAATGTAGTAGGTGGAAGTATAAATAAACCAGCATCTCAGCTTGGATTATATGGTCCTCAAAAATTATACATTCCTTTACGTTTTTGGTTTTGTAAGAGCCCGGGTCTCGCATTGCCCCTTCTCGCATTACAATATCATGCTATTCGCATAAATATAACAATTCGCTCTCTAAATCAAATGTTTGTAAATGATAATCCTTTGACAAGTCCATGTGATATAACTGCAGCAACAAATTCAATCACCTCTATGAATCTATATGGAGATTATATACATTTAGATATTGAAGAACGTCGTCGTTTTGTGGCAAATACTCATGAATATCTCATAGAGCAAGTTCAGTATACTCCAAGTTTTTCAATCGATTCTACAGCAACAAAAGTTCAAATTCCTATGGAATTTAATAATCCAATACGAGAATTATATTGGTTTATACAACGTGATGTTGCAACAAATGCACGTCAATGGTTTAATTATACAAATAAGACAATTGGAGAAACAGCAGCTCTACAAAATCAGATAGCAAGTGCAATGTTACGTATTGAAGGATATGATAGATTTGATGAGCGTGATGCTAATTATTTTAGATTAGTTCAACCATATCAGTACCATACCGTTGTACCTATCGATGCATATGTATATTCATATTCTTTCTGTCTAAGGCCTGAAGATATTCAACCAACAGGTTCTTTAAATGCAAGTCGTTTAAATACAATGACATTAGAACTTACATTTCCAGACGGGTCAAATCAATACCCTACTGTAACTCCTGCTCGGGGTAATGCAAATGCTCGTATTTATGCTTTGAATCATAATATTTTACGAATCGTTGATGGATTTGGGGGAATCTTATTTCGCGTGTAGTCCCGGTATTATAATCTTGGTATATAACAATGGTGTGGGAATTTCCAGCAGTATCTCAATCAAGAAAAGAGTTTTGGGGAGAACCTCAGTATACTCGATTTGGAATGTGGATATTTACATTATTATTTGGCTTTTGGGGATTACATCATATAATGTTACGTTCTCCTCAAACTGCGATTATGTGTTGTGTTGTAAATATAATGACATTTGGATATTGGTACTTCTATGATTTAATTCAGCTTTCATCGGAAGAGTACGGAGGATTAGGAGACGATGGTCTAAATACATATGGATTATCAGCACCCTGGGGGCCACTTGGAATTGCTCAGGGTATGTGGATTGCTCCACATAAGCTTCCTACACAAAAAGGGGGGAATAACAATAGCACTGATACACTTAAGCCTGACAAGCAACCTAGTAGTGCTATGGGAAAAGCAGCTGGTGATTTTATTCAACATGGTCTCGGTCTTATCTTAGATTGGTTTATGTCAACGCGCCCCTCTATACCAAAAATAATGGAACCACCTGGTAAAAAAGATCCTTGGTATTTCTTTTTATATGCTATTACTAGTGTAACAGGTATATTATCTGCTCTCTTTGCTGGAGATAAGACAAATGCTTTCTTTCGCCTTACATTATGTATGGCATTTCCTATATTAATATGTGTTATTTTATATGATGTATTTATGCTTGTTTTATTTCCTGCATCAGCTGTATTTAATGGTATGGCTCGTCCTTTCCCTTTTAATATATTTAATTCGGTAGATTTGGATGGTCGAAGCCCCTTGATTACATGTACACAAGAAAATCCCACAGACCCAGAATCATTGAAAAAAGTATTTAAAACATGGATTGGTATGTTTCAAGAAGGGGCCGCTTTAACAGAGGCAGGATTAGCATATGTGCCTGCAGCAGCACCTGCGGCTCTTTTAGGTGAACTGAAAGATTTAATGCAAGCATATACTGCGCAAATAAAACGTGGAACATATAAGGAGCAACAGCAACAGCTGCCGCTGCAAAAAGGAGGCGGAGAAGAATACTCCTTTCTTCCGGGTCTAACTACAGCAACTATTGCCGCGGTAATAGGAGGTGGTATATTTCTGGGAGCAAGTAGACTCTATGTCGAAGGAAAAGATGATTCCCCTCCCAACACAGGAAGTTTTTGAAGAACTATATAGTACATCTTTGAAACGAACGACACTTGTTTATTTCACAGCATCCTGGTGTGGACCATGTAAGAGATTGGATTGGGATCAACTCTTTCAAAAACTTGAAGGTGTTGATGTATATACATGCGACGTTTCTGAAAATACATATACACCTGGTTATTGTGGTGTAAAATCGATTCCCTCTTTTCTTATTCTAAAACCAGGGAAACAAATCTCTCCTCTTTTTCAATCATCCGATACAACTCTTGTTGGTGAATGGTTATCGAAAACACTCTAAAGGGTTCTTTCTACATAGAGTAGATGGGTGATTACGATATTTTAATAGTAGGAGCTGGAATAGCAGGCTTACATTGTGCATTACGTATATCGGAAAAATTTCCGAGTAAACGTATTGCTATAGCCGAAGCATCTGATGTTACAGGTGGCAGAATCTTTACATTTCAAGCCCCTTTTCGTGGTCTTCACTGGGAAGCAGGGGCAGGGCGTGTAAATACACATCATACACATACATGTAAATATGTGAAAAAGTATGGATTAACTCGTATACCAATTGAAAACGGGTCAAACTGGGTAACAATTGGGCGTACGTCTAAGTCAAATGATTGGAATTCTATTGTAAAGACATTTGTAACATCTCTATCTAAAATACCAAAGGTAATGTTAGCAACTCATACACTATATGAGCTTTTATGTAAGATATATACAAAATCAATTGTAGAAAGTATTTTGTTTTTTTTCCCTTATAGGGCCGAGGTTATGACATTGCGTGCAGATCTTGCATTAGAATCATTCCAATCAGATATGGCACCGAATGCTTCTTTTTTTGTTATAAAAGAGGGTTTCTCGTCTCTTCCAGCTGCAATGGAAGATGAACTTGTAGGGAGAGGTGTTACATTTTTAATGAATCATAGATGCACGTCACTTCATTCACAGAATGTATTTCCCATGATAGCTCATTTTAAAACCCCAACCAATTCACAAAGTATTAGCGCTACAAAGATTATATTGGCTATTCCTTCCGACGCTTTACGTAACTTATCGCATTTTAAGGCATATCCTATTCTAAAACATTTAGAAGCAAGTCCACTACTACGAACATATGCGGTCTTTCCAAAAAATGGTGAGTCTCGTATGTGGTTTGAAGGAATGAAACGAACGGTGACAGATACTCCTCTTCGTCATATCATACCTATTAATAGTAACAAGGGTATAATTATGACATCCTATACGGATGGAGATGATACTATACATTGGGAAAAACTAAAAAAGAAGGGAACAGGTGTTGTTGCGAAGGAGATTGTGAAAGAGTTACAAGCACTTTTCCCAGAATCTGTGATACCCAACCCTCTGTATTTCAAATACCATTTTTGGCCACATGGTGCAACATACTGGGCTCCTGGTTTATATGACCCTAAAACGGAATCTCAGGCAATGTTACGACCATTCCCAACACGATTACCAGATTTATATGTATGCGGCGAAAGTTATAGCTTAAAACAAGCATGGGTAGAAGGTGCGTTAGAGCACGCGGAAGAACTTATTACGAAATACTTTTCATAGTAGATATGGCAGGTATACCCTTAAATGTATTTCACATATGTATAGTCTTTCCTTTACTCATGTATATTGCCGTCTTTCGTGGTTTTGTGCCTCTTTGGGTATACCAAGGATTAGTTTGTCTTGGAGTTATTTTATTAATATACCATGCGTATATGCTTATGATAAAATGGAAAGCTCATTCTATGACCTTGTGGGTAAACGTGATTCATGTTCTTTTTATAGCACCCTTACTCTTATTTATAGGAAAAAATGCTCATGATACACCAAGATGGGCATTTGAATCCTTAGCATTATTAGCTTTCGCAGCTCTCGGTTATAACTTTTATAGTATTATTATGAGAGTTCAAGAACTTAAGACAAACCCAACCCCAGGCGCACTTCAGGAACAAGGAGGACTTCCGCTGGAAAACAACTAACAGAATGATATATAAAGGCAGGTTTACTTGGAAACGCTATATTACAATGAGTACATTGAATAGACCCATCTTCTGTTTTTCCTAGTATAGCGGCAAATTCATTTGTAAGGTGTTTAAGGATATAGTGACTACGCAACTGGCCCTTTTGGTTTGCTGCATAGGTACATCCTTGATGTGAACATTTGAATTCTTTTATAATAGGGCGAGTTGTATCAGGATGCCTAGCTAATACATGATTATCTAGATTTTGTTTAATAGCCGTCTCATAATTACAATGTTCGCATTTATGTTTGAATGCACCTGAATGTTTTGCTTTAATATGCATACATACAGATGACATATTTTTAAGGGGTTTCGTATAATCGCAGTGAGGACACTTTATATTTCCCTCAGGAGTTCGCTCGTAGTTATTTTTCATGTGATAGTACCTTTTCTATGAGCGTAGACTTTTTCAATTTTTGCCTATGGATAAAATTGAAAAAAATGGGATATATATATGTGATTCAAAGAATGACAACTTGGCTTGGTGGTATATTAGAAGTCACTTCAAAAGTTAGATATGGATTAACGAGTCGCGGTTCTCCTTTATATCGATTTGTACCGTATGATAGGAGATATTCTCCTTTAGCTGTAGGATGCTCGACGCGTGATTTTACTACGAATATACATGTTGTTGTAGAACCATCCAAACAGGGAAAACCTGGTCAAATGAATCATGGAAATCTTGTTAAAACATTAGGTTCTCCTACTCCTGAAACAGAACAAGAAGTTCTTTTATTAACATATGCATATAATTCAAAGAAAGAGTTGCGAAAAGAAGCAATGCTTGATGTGGTGCGTGAAGCGTATGAAGTAAAGGCAATTGGACCCGAACGTTATGAAGTAAAAGATGGATTTACATTTCATATCGACCCACCTAAATGTGTAGATGTAGATGATGCATTTACATTTATTAAGACTCCTCTTGGGTGGAAGGTTATGATACATATTACAGATGTTGATTATTGGATTCCATATGGAACATATATTGACACATTGGCAAAACAGCGTTCTACTAGCTTTTATTGTCCAAATGGAAATGCATTAGCGCCTATGTTACCTGTTATGTATTCTGGAAAAGAGGCATCATTATTACCAGGTAATAAAAAACCCGCCTTTTCACTCGTGTTTGATTGGATTCCTGGAAAAGAAATTATTGATATAAGATGGATGTTAACAAGCGTAGAGGTACAAAAATCGTTTACGTATGAGTCTGTTATACAGCATATAAATAATGATGCTATTCAGGCATTACGCGAATTAGCTATGGAACTTGGAGGGGATTTTACGGATAGTCATACATGGGTTCAAGAACTTATGATATTTTATAATGAACAAGCAGCAACTCTTTTAAGAGAACACCAACGAGGTATTCTTCGTCGTCATTCAGCACCAAAAGAAGGGAGATTAAAAGAATTCGCCCTTTTACAAGAGAAGGAATTTGAGCACATTTGTATGGAAGCGGCGGAGTATTGTTTAGCAACAGATGAAAATGTATATCATTATGGATTGAATAAATCTGTATATTCATACGCAACGTCTCCACTTCGAAGATATGCTGATTTAACAAATCAACGTATTTTAAAAGAGATTTTGGCAAAAAACAACACCATTCCAAATCCAACTCAATGTGAAATAGATGATTTGAATCTACGTAATAAACAAGCAAAGGCATTCTCGCGTGATGTATTCTTTATGAAGATGTTAAATGATACGAAGAATGGGTCTATGAAAGGATATGTCCTTCAAGTAACTGACACAAAATCAAAGGTATGGATTCCCGAATGGAAACGTATAATTAGCTTAGATGGTGTGCTAGAAAAAAAGAAGTGGTATGGAATAACTTGGTATAAAAACATGGAGATTGCTGGTTGGAAACAAAGGGTCGTATATTCTGCAGTTCTGTTACACGGCGACAGTTAGATATGATTGTTTCTGTAAAGAACGATATATATATGCTCGAACTTGAACTTGTTCCCAGTATTTTTTACTTATGCTCGCATACTGACATGAGACTAATTCTCGCGCATGTGGTTTATATGTATCAAGACCACGTAACCAAGGTGGAGAGGGTGGGGTGAAACGTAATCTATGAGAACGAGGGTCAAATGGTTTGCAGAGCATTATTCTATTTTAGGAAGATTTCTTTATATGTTCTGCGTTCGTTATAGTTGATAGTAATTCATCCTGGCTATATTTACGAATAACTTTACCGGGCAAACATACGGGGCATATATACTTTTTATTCTCATAATCTATAATAACGGCAGACTCATGTTTACATACCCATATAGGGGTTTTCATGGGTTTTACACCTGCTTTTTCTAAAGGATTTTCTGAAATCTTCATTCTCTACACTGAGTATAGAGGTTATGTATTTAGTGGGTGTATCTATCTTAGTAGTTATATGGTGGGTTGCCCTTTGGGGCTTGTTAGAGATGTGTCTTAAACCATATGTAAAGAATCCAAGGGATGCTATGTGTATTTATTTGAGCATGATTGCATGTGTATTTCTTATTGTATGGTTAAATCCCGATATATACGAAAGGATTTTATAATACAAACAATAAAAAATTGATATATATTTGTCGCTATAGATGAGTAACAACATGAGCACGTCGCAGATTATCAAACCATTCCTTAAATGGGTAGGTGGTAAAACTCAAATACTTGAGGAAGTATTACATGAGTTTCCTACACAAATGAAGAACTATCATGAACCATTTTTAGGAGGTGGTAGTGTTCTTCTTGGCCTACTTACATGTAAGGCAAATGGGGCAATAACTGTAAGTGGAAATATATACGCAAGTGATTTTAATTCAAATCTAATTGCCTTATACAAACATATTCAAAAAAGTCCGAATGAGCTTATTAAAGAGGTAAAAGTATTTACCGATGAGTTTTCTACATGTAAAGGAACGAGTGTGAATCGTAAGCCTATGACAAAAGAGGAAGCAAATACTTCTCCCGAATCGTATTATTTCTGGATTCGTTCACAATTTAATAAAATGACATGTGAACAAAGGACATCCATACGAGCATCCGCAATGCTCTTATTTATGAATAAGACTTGTTTTCGAGGCCTTTATCGTGAAGGCCCGAATGGGTTTAATGTTCCATTTGGCAATTATAAAAATCCAACGATTCTTGAGGAAGAGCATATTCGTGCTGTATCTGAGCTTCTACAGGGTGTTATTTTCACACATTGTTCCTTTCCAGTAGCATTTGAACGTATGGAAGAAGGTGATTTTACATATCTTGACCCACCATATGTTCCTGAATCTGGAACGTCTTTTGTATCATATACTGTAAATGGGTTCAACATTGATTCTCACACACTCTTATTTAAGGCATGTGGGGAACTGACTGGAAAAAAGGTAAAGTTCTTGTTAAGTAATGCAAATGTAAAAAAAGTAAGTGATGCTTTTCCGGAACCCTATATTACACGTATTATACAATGTAAAAGGGCTATTCATTCTAAAAAGCCTGGTAGCACAACAAGCGAGGTTTTAATTAAGAATGAATCCATTCTTCCAGCCTAAGCATGTAGTCTTCATCTTCGCCAAATAGGACACAAATACCGTGTTTTTCATTATATTTGCGAAGGTGCCTTGCTTTAGGTGTATCAGCGGTATAATCAGTTTTCAGGAATGATGATAGACAAAAGGCATACTCTACGTTAAATTCTTCACCAAGGCACTCTTTATATTCTGAAATAAATCCTGGACCGGCAAGTAGTTTTGTATCAACACTTCCAGCCACATTTTGGTTTTTCTTTTCAAGAATTTTTAACGTATATGTATTTCCTTTTCGAATTAAATATGCTTCATCTGGACTTCTACACAATTCTTTCTTATGAAAATGTGCAAAGTATGTCTTGAGACCACCCTGTGTAAGGTATCTTATATTTCCTGTAGGTGTATCTTTTGAAATGGAAAAGTCGTATTTTCCCTTTGA